ATCGCACAAGCGTACACGTTTGGCTACTCGCAAGGCTACCAGTTCAGCGGCTACTTCAAGCCAAATGGTCGCAACTACATTTATCTCTACGCGAACGATGGCGTCTCGACGTACTACTCCTACTTCAATCTCCAAACGGGTCAGATCGGAACTAGCGGCAACCTCTCTGCGGACGCCCAAATTTCGCAGCAGCCCAACGGCTATTGGCTCTGCACCATCTGCTTTACCAGCGCCTCCACGGCTGGGGTAGGCACATACGGTTTTAAGCTCTCTACGGACGGCTCTACGCTCTCTTATGCGGGTTCTACTTCGCTAGGCTGCTACAACTGGGGCGACATCCTGCTCCCGACCAGCTACGCCAACAGCAATCAGTTTACGATTGGCTGGGAGCAGTTGGGCGAGGACAAGATTGATACGGTCTATCAGGTTTGGAAGGACAACCCAACATCGGCTGGCAACCCGCGCCAGCAGGGCTACGAGCTTACGGTTAATGGCATCCAGATTGTTGGCCCGGTGGGCTACACGCAGGGCGTCATTTACAGCAACCTTCCGGCGTGGTATTCCCTAAGTCAGTTCCCGGTCTATCTGTGGTACCGCCGCGTCAACCCGACATTCATTGCGGACGACTATTCCGCTTCGACGGCTTACGACGTGGATGACCAAATTCTGTTCACGGATTCAAAAAGCGTCTCCAATTTCTACAAATGCACGCAGGATACCACGGCTGGGCAAAGCCCGACAACGGCCCCCGATTCTTGGAGCGAGCTGCTAATCCCCGAGTTTCTGTTCCTGTTCAGCGTGTTTCGTGGCTTTGCCGATTGGCTCCGTATGGACGGCCAGATGGAGAAGGCTGCGGCAATGGATCAGAAGGCTGATAGCTATTCGGACGCCGAATCCGACAAGCAAGAGCGCCAAATGGGCTGGTTGCCTCCAATGAAAGTTCAAACCCATGTCACTTCACAAGCCCGAGTTCGTTAATTAACCCACTACTACTATGTCAGGAGCTATCACCAACGTCTATTATCCCCTCCCGTCCACCACCTCGGCTGGCGCGGTTTCGGGCCAGCAAATTTCGGTTACCAGCGGTGCGACAAGCACGTTTGGAGCGTTCAACGCCCTTACCAAGCTGGTGCTGTTTGACATCCAGGCGGCCAATGTTTACGCCACGATTGATGGCAGCACCCCAAGTTCGACTTCCGGCCACATTCTCGTTGCCGGCGAGAAGTACACCTGGAACAAGGGCATGGCGCTTCCGACCAAGTTTGTTGCCGTCAGCACGACCGCCAAGATTTACCTGAGCGAGCTGGGGGTTTAATCCTTGCAGCGTTACCGGACATACGGGCAGGGGGACGATACCCCTCTCAACGATGGAGACACGTTCTTCACCGGCTTCTGGTCGCGCTACCAGCCCACCTACCTAAAACCGGGGCAGCTTTACTACTCCGGTAACGGTCGGCTGGACAAGGGGACGTACAAGGTCAGAAAGGGGCTTAAATCGCTCTCCAACGACATCACGGTAACCAACCCCACTTTGATTGTCGGGGCGTTCTCGTTGGCTAACGATAAGACGGTCAGTTCGATTACGCGGGTTAGCACAACGGCCACGGTTACGACAAGCACGGCGCATGGTTACACTTCGCTGGACACCGTAAACATTCGTGGGGCTACGCAGTCGGCTTACAACGGGGATTTTGAAATTACCGTTACCAATGCCACCCATTTTACCTACACGGTGGTTGGTTCTCCCGCAACACCCGCTACGGGAACGATTAAGGCAAATAAAGGACCGTTGGTTTTTAACACCTACACCAATGCCGTAGTGGGCAGCGGCGATGTGGCGTTTGATGCGGACAACACCGAGGGTATTGTAATTGCGCTTCCGACAAAGGCTTACCTTTACCGCTACGGTCAAAGCTCGTTGTTAATTGCCTACCCGGCTGGCGAAACGGCAGCGATTGGAGATCCGTGTGACATTGTTCAGTTCTTGAACTACGTTTATATGTTCCGTGGCTATTCCACGGCCAATGAGTTGAATGTCTCAAGCGTCACCAGGGCTTCGACCACCGCCACGGCCACGACAAGTGCCTCCCACGGCCTTTCGACCGGAAACTGGGTGACTATGGTGGGTGCCTCGCCAAATGGCTACAATGGCATCGTACAGGTCACTGTGACGGGTTTGACCACCTTTACCTACACGGTTGGGGGTGCCCTCACAACGCCCGCTACGGGCACCATTACGGCCCGCCCGTGCAAGCCCCCGCTCTACTGGGACATGGTTTTGACGGGATCTCCCTCCTTTGTAGTGGTTACAACTGGTCCCAATACGGCTGGTGCGCCATTAATCAATATGCCCGCCGTGGACTGGGGCAGCTACTTCAAGGGGCGTTTTGTCCTGCCCTGGAGCCGCGACCAGCTTGTTTTGTCCGATGAGTTTGACGCCGGAACCTACGATCCGAGCCAAACCCAGTTCCGCATCCTTCCCGGTACTGCCGACTGGATTGTGGCGGCTTTCCCGTACCAGCAGAGCCGCATTTTGGTGCTTTACCGCAAGAGCGTGCATTTGGTGCTGCTGGACGGCAATTCCTTGGCTATCGCGCAGGCTGTTGAGGTTACGCGCACATTTGGCTGCGTGGCCCGCAAGACGGTGGTTAATTGCGGTCCCTACATTCTCTGGCTGTCCGATTTGGGCGTCATCCGGCTCCAAATTGGTCTGGAACTCAACCTGACGAGCACGACGGCCCCCCTTTCCGACCCAATCCAGAACATCATCGACACGATCAACTGGGAGTATGCGGATCAGTCCATTGCAACTTTCTGGAACAACCGTTACTACCTTTGGGTGCCAACCGGGACCAGCGAGGTTCCTAACACTTGGCTAATCTACAACTTCCTGAACGAAGCATGGGAGAGCGTTGACACCTATCCCGATGCGTTCTTGGGCGTCAACCTGCACATTATCAGCTACAACGGTAGCAAGCGCATCCATGCGGTTTCAACGGCGGGCCTTGTTTCCTTGATTGAGGAGAACGAATACGACGAGTTTGGAAGCCCCGGCGAGTCAGAAGATTACCAGATTGCCGGTAGCATGAAAACGCGCAACTACTTGGCTGGGACGTATGACGTTAAGAAGGTTAAACGCTTCCAGTTGGAAGCCAATGTGACCGATGGGGACGTTTTTAGCGGGGACTATGTTTTGAGCAACCCCGACTTGGATCAGCCCGCACTTTCCTACACCGCAGACGAGACAACCGACATTTCTTTGCGTTCCAGCGTGAACCGGCGCGGAGTGAGCGGTCGTCTTGAGCTTGCAACAACCGTTGGGCGTCCTGAGTTTAAGGCAGTTTCAGTCGAAAGCTCTGTGACGACCCGTGGAACCTACAACCTGACCTAATATGTCCAGCACGATTACAACCACCCCAGGCTACACTTGGGTCAACGGAGAGGTGGTTACGGCCACAAAGCTCAACCTTGCCGGCATCCCAACGGTGGCACCGGGCCAGTCATACACGTTTGCGGACGGCACGGCTGCGGCCCCGAGCGTCAATTTCACAACGGACAACACGGCTGGCGTCTATTATGCCCCTAGCTACGTTGGGGTGGCGCAGGGCGGTCTGGCGGCGTTGAAGGTGTCGTCGGTGGCGTCGGCGGTAAACGAGATTACCATTACGAATAATGTTACGGGTGATGCCCCGCACATTGCTGCAACTGGCACCGATGCCTCGATTGGTATTCATCTCGCTCCAAAAGGAACCTCGGGCAAGGTAAACATTCAGGACGGTGCTGACGACACAAAGCGTCTGCGGTTTGACCCAAGCGGTTCGACCACGGGGGCGGTTTTGACGCTTGCTTCGGTTCCCACCGTTGCCCGCACGCTTACGTTTCCAGATGCGACGGACACGTTGGTGGGCAAGGCGACAACGGACACGCTGACAAACAAATCAATTAGCCTTGGGAGCAACACGCTTACGGCTACATCGGCGCAGCTTGCCACGGCGGTTTCCGACGAGACTGGTAGCGGATCGTTGGTGTTTGCGACTAGCCCGACGCTGGTTACGCCTGCGCTTGGTACGCCATCTGCGCTGGTTGGCACTAACATTACCGGAACTGCGGCTAACTTGACGGCTGGTAATGTCACAACGAATGCCAATTTGACTGGCGTAATTACTTCAGTTGGTAACGCCACTTCTATTGCTTCGCAGACCGGCACCGGCACCAAGTTTGTTGTCGATACTTCGCCGGTGTTGGTAACGCCAAATTTGGGAACGCCATCGGCAGCGGTTCTCACTAGCGCAACGGGCCTTCCGCTTACAACGGGTGTTACTGGCAATCTTCCCGTCGCCAATCTTGGCTCCGGCACTTCTGCGTCAGCTTCTACCTTTTGGCGCGGCGATGCAACGTGGGCAACTCCTACGGCTGGAACCGGAACCGTTACGAGTGTTGCTCAGAGCTTCACGGGTGGGCTAGTTTCGGTGTCTGGATCACCAATTACAACAAGCGGAACTCTTGCCCTTACGGTTGCGGGCACATCCGGTGGTGTTCCCTATTTTAGTGGAGCCTCTACTTGGGCTAGTTCGGCTGCGCTTGCTGCTAACGCCCTGGTTGTTGGCGGTGGTGCCGGTGTTGCCCCTGCCACGGTTACAACCGGGACGGGCATTGTTACGGCCCTTGGAGTCAATGTTGGCACAGCTGGTGCACCCGTGGTTAATGGCGGTGCTCTTGGTACGCCGACAAGCGGCGTAGTTACCAACCTGACCGGCACGGCGTCGATCAACATTAACGGAACGGTGGGTGCGACTACGCCGAGCACGGTGGCGGCAACGACGCTGGCGGTCAGCTCTACATCGTCGTTTACCACATCGGCTCCTAGTGTGGTGGGAGCGTTTGGCTTCCGCAATCGCATCACCAACGGGGCAATG